AGGTCGCAAAAAAAAGTGCAAAATGGATGAGGTAGGGTTGATCCCATGGGAGGCAGGAAGCGAAAACCAGACGCGATAAAGGCAATGCAGGGCACGTTGCAAAAGTGCCGAACAAACAAACGCGCCCCGAAAGACTTCGGCGTTCCGGACAGTCCATTCTTGCCGGGCACATTCGCGCAGGAAAAGTGGGACGAGGTTGTTCCCGGTCTTGAGCGTCTGGGGATCATCGACGCGATTGACCGAACAGCACTGCAGGCGTTGTGTTGGCAATACGAGTTGGCGATGAAGTCCCAAAAGGAAATTGAGGACTACGGGATCACACTGGCCACCGAACACGGCACGATCAAAAATCCCGCCTGCACAGTGAATTCGGACGCATGGGCAAAGATTCGCAGTCTGATCAATGATTTGGGGCTGAACTACCTGAGCCGTCAGCGAATGGAATCGAAAGCCGTTCAGGCACCCGAGGATCTGGAGGCAAAGTACCTTGCCTAAGAAAACGCCAAAACGTGACGGGGAATTCTGGTTTGACGATGCGGCAGCCGATCGGGCCGCATCGTTCTTTCCCGATTGTCTCACGCACGTGAAGGGCAGCAAGGCAGGCAAACCACTGGTTCTCCACGAGTCGCACGCAAAGATCGTGCGGGATCTGTTTGGGTGGAAGCGGCAGGATGGAACGCGACGATACAGGAAAGCATACATCGAGATCCCACGAAAGAACGCAAAGTCCACACTGGCGGCAGGCATTGCAATTTACCTGCTGCTGTGCGACGCCGAACCGGGTGCCGAAATCTACTCCGCAGCCCGTGACCGTGAGCAGGCTGGGCTGGTGTATCAAATGGCTTCGCAGATGCTGCGGAAAAATGACATGCTGGCAAAGCACGTCACCATTCGTGATTCGACGAAACGCATCCTGCACAAAAAGTCGAATTCATTCTACCGGGTGATTTCTGCAGACGCGCAGGGGGCGCACGGATTCAACGCATCGGGAATCATTTTCGACGAAGTGCACACCCAGCCGACGCGGGATCTGTGGGACACACTGGACACCTCCACCGGGGCACGTCGCCAGCCGTTGACGTTCGCGATCACCACCGCAGGACATGACCGCAGCAGTATATGCTGGGAGCTGCATCAGTACGCCACCGCCGTGTTGTCCGGGGCAATCTCAGACCCGTCATTCTATCCGGTTCTGTTCGCTGCAGATCCTGAGGACGATTGGCGGTCGGAGGACACATGGCGGAAGGCAAACCCGCTGCTGGGTGAGGCTGTTTCACTGGACTACCTGCGGGAGCAGTGCAAACGAGCGGAAGAAAACCCGGCGTTTGAAAACACGTTCCGGCAGTTGCATTTGAATCAGTGGACGGAGCAGGCAAAGCGAATCGTGTCGATGATCCAGTGGGACAAGTGCGGGCATGAAATCGACATCACGCAATACTACGGCAGGCCGTGTTTTGCGGGGCTGGACCTGTCCAGCACGCGGGACGTGACGGCGTTGACGCTGGTGTTCCCCGAGGATGACGGCGGGGTGACGGTGTTCCCGTGGTTCTGGATTCCGGAGGAGGCCGTTAGCCAGCGAGCGGGACAAGATCAGCGGATGATTCGGGCCTTTGCTGCGCGAGGTGACGTGGAGACCACCAGCGGCAACGAGGTAGATGTTCAGGAGCTTTCCGAACGCATTACGGAAATCTGCCAACAGTTCGACGTTCAATCCATCGGCTTTGATCCGTGGAACGCCACAGGCGTGACGCAGAAGCTAAAAGAACTCGGTATGCCGGAAAGCCTGCTGGTGAAAATGCCGCAATCATTTTCGACGTATAACGAGCCATTCAAGCGGCTGTTGAGTATGCTGGGGAGCGGTAAGTTCCGGCATGACGGCAACACAGTTTTACGGTGGATGGCGGCGAATCTATCGCACAAAGAAGATTCGTCTGGTAATATCAGGCCGGACAAGGGAAAAAGCGCAGAGAAAATCGACGGGATTTGTGCTACGCTGATGGGGCTGGCACTGGCAACGCAGCACGCGGTGGGGGTATCGGCTTACAGTTCGACGGGTTCAGGTGTGATCCTGTTTTGAGGTGACGTGAATGAGCGACGGTTACGGTGTGACAATCATTGCACAGGCAAGTCCCGTCGCAGCACGTTCGGAAGAGCACCTGTGGCGGTCCATCAGCATGGGCGGCGACTATCCGGTGATCCGGTCAAACTCCGGAGCAAAGATCACCAGCCGGACGGCAATGGGCTACCCGCCCCTGTGGCGAGCGGTCAACCTGATTGCAAACAGCGTGGCCGGGTTGCCGTTTGACGTGTTCAGACGACAGCGGGACGGCGGAAAAAAGGTCGACATGCGACACCCGGCGCAACGACTGCTGGAGAAGTCCGCCAGTCCGTTCGTCAACGCCTACACCTTCCGCCGGACGATGACCGCATTGGCACTGTTACACGGCAACAGTTACGCCAGCATCGACCGCGTTGAAGGCCGTCCCGTCAGCCTATCAATCTGGAATCCCGCGCAAACGATGGTGCGCGTGATGGACGGCGAGATTTGGTACATCACCTACTTCAACAACCAGCCGGTGCGTATCAATTCAAGGGACATGCTACACATCCGCGGTCTCGGACCTGACGGCATTGTGGGCTGGCCGGTGTTGGAGCTGATGGCGGACGCGCTGGGCGTGGGCATGGCCGCGCAGGAATTCGGGGCGCGGTTCTTCGGATCGGGCAGCAATCCCAGCGGGTTGCTGATGATCCCGGGGGCGTTCAGCGAGGAGAAGATCCGGAACACGATTGCGGCGTGGAATTCGATGCAGCAGGGGCTGGCGAATTCGCACAAAGTCGCACTGCTGCAGGAAGGCGTCAAGTTTCAACAACTGCAGATTGCGCCAGAGGCAGCACAGTTTCTCCAGACCCGTGAGCATGAGATTCGGGCGACGGTCGCGAACATCACAGGCGTTCCCCCGCACATGCTGGGCGACAGCACCCGGACCAGCCACAACAGCCTTGAAGCCGAAGGCCAGTCGTATCTGGACTACTGCCTGCAGCCGTGGTTGAAAACGTGGGAGATGGAGTGCAGGGAAAAACTGCTGACGGAACAACAGCAGGACAGCGACAGCCACACCATCGAGTTCAACCGTGAGGCGTTGGTGCAAATGTCGTTTGAGACCAAGATCAACGGCATTTACCGGCAACTCGAATCGGGCCTGATCACCCACAACGAAGGCCGCGCATTGCTCAACATGGCAGGACTGGGCGAGGACGGTGACGCACGATATAGGCCGATGAATTGGCTGGAGATCGGCAGTCCCGAGGAGGAAATGCAGGAAGGCGAGACGGAGGAACTGCCGGAGGAATCAGAGGACGACAGCCCGGAGGATGACAGCGAGGACGACAGCGACGAATCGCCAGCCGTGGCAGCACTCCGGCAGATGATCGTTGACGGTGTGCAACGGTCCTGCGAATTCGAGACTTCAAAAGCGATTCAGACTGCCAGCAAACGACCGCACGATTTCCTGGCGGCGGTTGAAGCAATGTCGGATTCATGGGCAGAAAACACCCTGCCGGGTCTGGCATCACCACAGGCACGGCAGGCGATTGCGACACATGCTGCGGAATCGCGGCGACTACTGATCGAGGTGGCCGGACACTGCACAGCCGACACACTGAAAACGCATGTGTCGGACGAAGTCGCAACGTGGACACAGCGGGCCGAACGGCTGACAGCGGCAATCCTGCGGTGCGTGGTCACAGCAGCCCCGAAGAAATACGACGGCATTGATTTTTCGCCACCTCAGGCAGTCCGCGAGGAAGCGCAGCGCGGGCTGGATTGGCGGGACGAATACGGACGCGGAGGCACTGCAGTAGGCATTGCACGGGCGCGGGATCTCAGCAACGGCGTTGAGGTCAGCCCGAGCACCATCAAACGCATGGTCAGGTTCTTTGCGAGGCATGAAGTGGACAAGGACGCGGAAGGATTCCGGCAGGGGGAAGAGGGCTACCCCAGCAACGGCAGGATTGCGTGGGCACTTTGGGGCGGCGATCCGGGGCAAAGTTGGGCCAACAAAGTCAAAAAACAGATGGAAAGTCGCGACAAATGAGAGCAAAAATTGACATTTTCACGCCAAAAAGCATCAAAAACACTGCAAAATCAGACGATTTCCGCGTGTTTTGGAACGAAACCGACGCGGGAATTGAAGTTCTGTTGTATGGCGTGGTCGGCGACGAATACACGCAGACGGACGCGGCAAGCGTGGCCAGAATCCTGAGCAGCAACCGAAACAAGCCCGTAACCATGCGCGTGAATTCGTTCGGTGGTCTGGCGTTTGATGGACTGGCGATTTACAACGCATTGGCGGACCACTCCGGGCCGACGGTCGGCGTTATTGAGTCCGTGGCAGCGTCTGCGGCATCGTTGGCGGTGTTGGGAGCCGACAAGGTGCAGATGCAGGCAAACGCGGTCTATCACATCCACGAGGGCATCGCAGGGGCTGTGGGACATATTGCGGATCTGCGGGAGACAATTGAGTGGTTGCAGGCGTTCAATGCGGCGGCGGTGGCCACCTATGCCGCAAAGACCGGCAAATCTGAGGACGTGCTGGCGGCTGCACTGCTGGGAGCAAATGGCGACGGGACACGCTACACAGCGGCGGAGGCATTGGCGTTTGGTTTTGTGGATGAAGTCTTGCCAGTTGGCAAAAAGGCCAGCAAATCCACAGCCCGAAACGACAGATCCGGGGAATTGGCAGCACGGGCGAGACTGCTCCGGGCAAAAACTGTTTGACAACGGACGGCAAACTCGGTAAGAATTCCCGTTGTCAGGACCGCAGCCCGAAAACGTGGCACTTCTGACCGCTGATTGAGTGGGCAAAATTGCAGGCGTCAATCGTTCGCGTATTCGTTTCCCGAATCCGCCAGCGGTTGACGCCTTTGCGTTGACACTGGCACAACACAGGAGTCAACCATGAGCAAAACCATTCCACAGTTGCAGGCCGAAAGAGCCGCAAAGATTGAAGCTGCCGAAAAGCTGTTGCCGAGCGAAGGCGACACCATGACCGCAGAGGCGCAGACGCAAGCCGGGGAACTGCTGGCCGCGGCTGAATCCCTGCAGTCCGATATTGACGCAGCCGTGCGAGCACAGGCAGCAGTTCAGGACATGAGAACCAAGCTGTCCGCGTTGCGATCCGTGCCCGACAATCCGACAGCCCGCGCCATCGCCAATGTTGGCGGGCTGGCGTTCGGTGTCCATGCAGGTCACGACGTTGCACGCCAGTTCAGTCTGCCACGCAACGTTCGCCGCGTTCAATTGAAGAACTTCCGGCAGGACAGCAACGACGAAATCCCGGCAGAAGTCCGGGCCTACCGATTCGGCATGTGGGCACTGGCCACGATCAGCGAAACCGGCAGCGTACCATACCGCAACAATGCCGCGGTGACGTTCTGCCGTGACCACGGGCTGCTCAATGTGGCGCACGGCGAAGGCGGCGCAGACACCACCGGGGCGCATGTTCTGGTTCCCGAGGAATTCGGTACCGATTTGATCCTGTTGCGTGAACGCTACGGCGTTGCCCGTCAGTTGTTCAACGTGGTCAATATGTCCAGCGACGTGAAAACCGAGCCGCGACAGTTGTCCGGATTGACGGCATATTTCACGGCTGAAAACGCTGCAATCACCGAATCGAACATGACGTTCGACAACGTGACGCTGGTGGCGAAGAAACTGGCCGTGATTGCCCGCATGTCGAACGAGTTGAACGCGGACAACGTTCTGGGGCTGGCCGATCGGCTGATTGGTGAAATCGCCTACGCATTCGCCTACAAAGAGGACGACTGTGCATTCAACGGCACCGGCACCAGCACCTACGGCGGGATCACGGGTGCACGCACCCGAATGGATGAACTGACCGCAGGCACCGCACCGGGGCTGATTCTGGGCAGCGGAAACGCATGGTCAGAACTGACGCTGGCCGACTTCAACAAGATGGTCGGAGCACTGCCGAATTACGCAGACGTGCCCGGTGCAGGCTGGGTATGTCATAAGACCTTCGAACACACCGTCATGCAGCGATTGGCCTATGCGGCTGGTGGCGTGTTGGCGTCGGAGATCGTCAACGGCATCCGTCGCAACACCTTCCTGGGCTATCCGGTTTACACGTCGCAGATCTTCCCGAGCACCGAAGCCAACAGTCAGATTCCTGTGCTGTTTGGCTCGTTTGGTCAGGCTGCAATGTTTGGTGCGCGCGGTCAGGAGTCGATTGCATTCAGCACCGAAGCCACCGTTGGCGGTCAGTCCATGTGGGAACGCGATCAGATTGGCGTGCGTGGTACCGAGCGATTCGACGTGGTTGTCCACGACTACGGCACGAACAGCGCAGCCGGGCCGATTGTCGGTCTGGAAACTGCCGGAAGCTGATGACACAACACCCGGCAGTGTGTCGGGTGTTCTCTTGAAACACTTTGCTCCGAGGAGCCTTTCAATATGATTCAGGAACGTTTGATCAATGACAGCATTCTGATTGCCCCACGAGCGTTGACGAACAACGCAACCGCAACGGCGAATCTGGACACCAAGGGCGCAGCCTACGCAACGATTCGGGTTGCCTGCAGTTCCGAGGTGAACACCAATGCCGTGGGGCCGACGCTGGTTCTCAGCGAGTCGGACGACACCGTGGTGTCGAACTTTGCGACGCTGGACACGCAGGCCGCAATCAACCTGACCGCTGCGCGTCAAATCCACTACGGCGTCGATCTGCGGGGCCGGAAGCGTTATTTGCGAATTGCAGTGACGACACCGACGGCGACCAATGATCACATCGTGATGAGTGCAGTGGGCACGCTGTCCAAGATGGAGAACGCACCCAACGGCACGACCAGCGTGGCCGATACGGTTGTGTTCGTCTGATTCGGTAACGGGACTGCGGGCAGTTGTGGGACTGCCCGCACATCCCAACATTCTGAGGGGTGGTTATGCGGTTGAATTTGGGTGCGGGCAATTGTCCGCTGGACGGTTGGGAAAACTACGACATCAAAACGGGACAGCCGTGTTTCCCGTTGGCACATGCTGACGGCACGGTGGACGAAATCAGGGCATCGCACGTTCTGGAGCACCTATCATTCAGGGACGCGACGGCGGCACTGCGAGACTGGTTCCGGGCACTGAAGCCGGGCGGCAGGTTGTGGGTTGCAGTCCCAGACCTGGACAAGGCACTGGCAGCGACTGACGGAAAACGGCTGTTCTATGTCATGGGCGGGCAGACTGACGAGCACGACATCCACCGCAGCGCGTACGACGCGGAACGGCTGGAGGCATTGTTGGAGGACGTTGGATTTGAGCAGGTGAGCGAATGGCAGGGGACTGCAGGCGACTGTAGCAGCCATCCGGTCAGCCTGAACAGAGTCGGAACAAAGCCGCAAACAGCACCAGTCAGGAGAACGGCGACCGTCAAAGTTGCAGCGTATTGCACGCATCCACGATATGAGGCTGTGGCGGCGAGAAACATCATCGACGGAGCACTGAAGCCACTGGGAATCAACCTGCACTGTTCGCAGGGCGTTTTCTGGGGGCAATGTATGCAAAGGATGTTCCAGGATGCGATTGACCGCGGGGTCGATTGGATCTTGAGCATTGACAGTGACAGCCTGTTTACTGCCCAGCACGTGCGGCACATCATGGACGTATTCGCGCAAACGCCAGAGGCGGACGCACTGGCCGCGTTGCAATGCAGACGCGGGGCGTTGTTTCCGCTGCTGACAACAGGCAATCACCAGACAGGCGACGAAATCAGGATTGACGGCAGACCGCTGAAAGTGACAACAGCACATTTCGGGCTGACGCTGTTTCGAGTTGAAAAATTCAAGACGTTGCCGAAGCCGTGGTTTCGGAGCATGCCAGGCAAAACCGGCGATTGGGACGACGACAGGCTAGACGATGACATCTATTTCTGGCATGTGTGGCGCGAAGCGGGAAACACGATTTACGTTGCCCCGTCCTGCAGCATCGGACACCTTGAAGAAATGTGTGTTGTGTACGACAAGGACATGCAGCCGAAGCACCAGTATGTCCACGAATGGCGGAAGGAGAACGGGTTGCAATGATCACGTTATTGAAGCAGTGGAGATCGTTTCCGGTTGGGGCAATCGTCGCACCGGGACGCGGGATTGAGTTGGAGTTGGTGAGGCAGGGATTCGGGATTGAGTGCCAGCGACAGGAGCCGGAGAAATGCAACCAGCCAGCCCAACATTCACCACAACCAGCGGTCCGGCAGTCGAACCGATCACGCTGGAAGAACTGAAAACACGGCTGCGGATTTCGGGCTGCGATTTCGACGACGAAATCAACGACATGCTGAAGGCGGCACGCCTGCAGGTTGAGGCGGACACGTACCGCAAACTGATCACGCAAACCGTCGTCATGTACCAGGAGGACTTCAACAGCCTGTTGGGGCCGTTGCAGATTCGGCTGGCACCGATCCAGTCCATCACGCACCTTAAATACTACGACCGCGACGACGTTCTGCAGACGTTCAGCGCGTCGGATTACTATGCAAACCTGACCAGCACACCGCCAGAGATTCGGCTGAAAGAGGCGAAGCAGTGGCCGAACACGAGTCTGTATCGACCGAATAAGGTCGAGGTGACAATGGTGACGGGCTACGGCAGCACGGCGGCAAGCGTACCAAGGGCGGCAAAGCTTGCAATCGTGGAATACTGCCGGGCTATGTGGGACGGATGCGAGGGCAACACGGAGACGTACCGACGGCTGATCAGTTCGTTGCAGTGGACGGCGTATCATGCGGTGATGCAATGAAGTGTGATTCCAAAACCAGCCACAGGCACTACACCACCCGCATCACGGTTCAGCGATTGGCCGGGACTGCGGACGCGGCGGGGCACGTCAACGGCAACACGGACTCCAACTGGAGCACCTATTGCACGGCGTGGGCATCGGTGCGGAGCCGTGGCGGTCGGGAGTTCTGGCGTGTGTCGCAGGTCCAATCCGATGTCGATTTCGTGTTCAATTGCCCGTGGTCGCAGACGCTGGAGAACGCAACGCCGGACATGCGGATTTTGACCGATGGCAAGGTCTACGAAATCGTCAGCGTGATCAACGTGGATCTGGCGAACAATTCCATCGAAATTCAGACGCGAAGGCGGACAACCTGATGTTTGCAAAATTTGCGTCTGGATTGAGCGGACATGGTCAGTTGCTGGCCGCGCACGTGGACATGGTGGCGGTACAGAAGGCCGCGCAGCGAATGCTGGCAACGGTTGAGGGCAAGGTTGCCACGAAGGCGTTGGCGGCGGTCGGAAAGTTCGGGCGGGACAAGGTCAAAGCGGAGATCCCGACGCGGTACAAGAGCGTACGGAAAGCTGTGGCGTGGCGGCACGCGAAGCGAAAGTACAACGCGGGCGGGCGGGCTGTCAAAGTGGGGGCGGGAGTCGGGCCGAACATTCTGCGAAAGAAACGACTGACAGACAAACAGCAGGCGAAGGCATCGCAGTTGCGGGAAAAGATTGCAACCACTCAGAAGTCGCGCAAGGACAGCAAGCGGGCAGGCGTTGGCATCGACAAGGCGAACGTGCACTGGTGGTTCAGCGGCACGCAGAACCGCATGACAGGCACCAAGCGAGGGCGTGTTGGCGGAAAGCGTGGGCGTGGTGGCTGGAAAGGCAAATCCGTGCGACTGGACACCGGAGGCAAAAAGGCAAACCGCGGACGTATGCCACCACAGGCACGTCCCATCATGGTGACGCTGTCGGGGTACAGCGGAAACATTCGCGAAATCATCCGCGTTTACGTTTCCGAGGGCATCACAATTGAGGGGAACCGAAACAAGTGATTACCGGCATCCTGAATCTGTTGATCAACACCGCAGCCATCAGCAATCTGATTGGCAGCCGGTGTTACGTCAACAAGGCACCGCAAAAGGCAGCGTTGCCGTACATAGTGCTCACGCAATTGAACAGCGAGGAATTCCTGAGTCTGGACGCAACCACGAGCACACTCCGGAGCATCGTGATTGACGTGGATTGCAAGGGCCGCACGTTCCCGGAAACCGAGTCACTCGCAAACGCTGTCAAGACACGACTGACGGACTACAGCGGAGCAGCAGGAAGTTTCACGGTTGGGGCCACGATCTTTAATTCCGAAAGCCACGACTACGAGCCTGCAACGGACGGCAGCGACAACGGGGTGTTTGCGATAACGTTGGACTACGACATCATTTTCAATCCATAGGAGAAGTGAGAAATGGCAAAGCTGAAGGTCAAAGGCACGATAATTGAGCAGTCCAGCGGCACCACCTACACGGCGGTGGCACAGGTCACAGGGTTCAGCATCAGCGGCATTGAAACCGAAACCTACGACAGCCGGACGCTGGACGGCACCGCGGGCGTTGAATACGACCCGACAGGATACGTTGAAGGCGGGAGCGTGACGTTCGACCTGTTGTATGATCCCGCATTGGGCGGACATCAGGCAATCACCGATCTGGCGGTGGCTGCGCATCTCACGACGAACGGATTGCCGAACGACGTGAACTGGAAGGTCAAGTTCGCCAACACCGCGAGCACGGAACTGACGTTTGTGAGTTCTGGGATCAGCGTTGACATCACCGGGGACGCAACCGACGGGCTGCGGTCGTCCATCACGCTGAAGTGCGACGGTTGCCCCGTATTGCCTACCTGATGAGGTGATCTGATGAAGTGCAGAACAACCAGAGATTTGGGTGCGGTCGATTCGTGGCAGAGCCCGCTGATTGTCGAGTCTGACAGTCGGCGGTTTGTCCCGGTGGGCACGGTCATTGACCAGACCGAACACCCGGAGACGAATTGCGTGGCACTGGTTCGCAACGGCGAAGCGGTACCACTGGACGACGAATGCAGAAAAGCGGCTGCGATGACGCAGGCGCAAATTGACGCGGCGGTGCGGGCACAGTTCAAACTGCATCAGCCGGAAACAACAGACGATTCTGAGGGGAACGACGATGAGGACAGTGATTGACCCGGCAGCATTTCGGACACCGTTACCAGTCCCACGGGAGGACGTTCCGGTCCCGGAATTCGGTGAGGGTGTGGTGATTCCGGTGTGGGGCATGACGGCACTGGAGCGGACACGGTTTGAACAGTCGATGCAGGGCAAATCCGGACCAGTGGCCGCGCGTGTTCTGGAGATCCGTGAGCGGCTGGTGGTTGCGTGTTGCAAGTCCGATGACGGCGTTCCGTTGTTCACAGCCGCGGACGTGCAG